GTAGAGTCTCTTTACCTTGAGCCACTGGAAATTTTAAATATCGTCTATCTGCTTGAGATTGAGTTAATGGAATATCAGTAATAGACCAGTATAAATTATTGAATGTAGATACATTTGGATTTGGGGGATTTGTAGAACTCATATAATATAGTTTTAGAAAATTTTTTATGTTATTATATTATAATGTCAAAGCCAGAAATCGTTGATTGGTATAAGAAAATGCCTAAAAAATATTTGCTAAAATCTCATAATCCTCATTACGATAAGCATCATATAAAATTACCAATGAGATTAATTATAGCGGGAAATAGTGGTTCGGGCAAAACTCAAACACTCCTTAACTTGATATATAATATGCCGAATACTTGGGAAAAAATCTTCATCGTAACAAAAAACAAAGATGAGCCTTTATATAACTATTTAGAAGACCGATTAGGGGAACAAGGATTATCTATTAAAGAAGGACTTAGTGAATTGCCCGATTTAGATAGTATGGATAAAACTCAAAATAATCTTGTTGTATTAGATGACTTGGTAAATGAACCTTCTAAGCAACAAAGACCAGTATGCGATTTCGCAATCCGTTGTCGTAAGAAAAATTGTAGTTTAATCTATATCTCGCAGTCCTATTATGCTGTCCCAAAATTAATTAGAGATAATATTAATTATTTAATTATAAAACAAGTATCCTCGATGAAAAACTTAACAATGATTTGTAGAGAATGTAGTTTAGGTATTGAAAAGAAACAATTGAAGAAAATATATGACGATGCTACGCAGTCTAAACAAGATTTTCTATTAATAGATTTAGAAGGTGATAAAGATGAACGATTTAGAAAGAATTTTGATGAAATATATGAAGTTGAAGATATAATGTAATCAAAAATAATTGAGAAATTCCAAGTATTTTATAAAAATCTTTTCTTTTTATATATTACAATGAGTAACTATACTATGCCTCCAAGATTAAGAGCCAGTGATTACGCAAAAGGCAAAATATCTCAAGACGAAATCATAGCATTACAGATTGCGAATGACGCAAACATAGCAAAAGCAAGAAAAGCACTCAAAATGGGTGAAATACAACAACCAACTCCAGCCCAAGTTGCCTCTCCAGATGAATTAATAGCAGATGTAGCAAGTCAAGAAGCAGCAGCCAGAAGTAATTTAGAACGATTAGGTTTTAGACCTCAAGAAGCAGCCCAAATTGTTACAAATATTAGAATTGACCCTACATTAGATTTTGTCAGTTTAAATGCGAATTTTCCAGCAATAGAAGCAGATATTAAAAAGCGTTTTAATGTTAAACTATTAACTCCAACATTCTTTTTAGATTATTTTAGAAAATATAGTCAAGAATTAGAAGGCACTACTGGAATGCGAGTATTTGATACTGGTGTTAATGGATTAGTTAATACTATTAGTGAATTACGAGAAGTTTTACCAAGTAAAGAACAAATGTATAGATTGCTACAAAAAGCAGAACAGATTAGAAGACAAACAGGACAAGGAAAATTATTAGACCCTATAATGAATAGATTACAAGCATTAGAACAATCTATTCCCAGCGAAGTAGAATATGATAGAATAGAAAGATTAAATAATGTAGCAAGAGACCGAATTATTCAAGAAATAATAAGGGCTACTCAGGATTTACCATCTTTGGGACAAATTGAAAGGGCTATTAGAGGAAATAGACAAGATTTTGAAAATGTAGCAAATAGTATTCCTGATGGGGTGGATAGAAAGTTAGATGATATTTTAAAAGATGGATTTGAAAGCAAAGAAGAAGATCCAAGAACAACTCAAGAAAGAGTTAATGAAGAAAGAGATAGAAAAGCAGCGGAAAGTGCTTTAAGAAATGGAATTGACCCAAGAACTTTAACCCCTAAACAACGAGCAATTTACTTTCATTTATCAGGTGTAGTTGCTCCTACATTAGAACAACTTAGTGATTTAACAGGAGATACTGCTACAACAACAGAAACTTTAACATCTTCTATATCGTTAGATGGAGCAGCGTTAAAACAAATTAAAAATACAATAAAGTTATATCCTGAAATAGCAGAAAGGCTAATTAATCTTGCTACTGGAGAGAAAGTTAATTATAATGATTTAACATTAACTCGTCCTACATCTGCTAAAAGTAGAAAAGTATTTTTTGAAGATACTAATTTAAGAGAATTATTGAGAACAAAATTCGGTAGAGGAATTATGAAATCAATAACACCAAATATTAAAATGAAAGTCGGTAGAGGATTAGCCGTCAAACAAACTCCAAGTTATAGAGAATATGGTAAGTATGCTATTCATATTCCGCAGTTAGAACAACAAGATATATTGAATGTCAAATACAAATCATTAGGACAAATACCAAAGTTTAAACCTATTCCTGTTAGTGATGTTTTTAGAGATTTTATTTTAGACCTTTTAGAAAACGGAAAACCTAACGCAAGAGTCTATACTCAAATTGCTCCTGAAGAAAGAAAGTTTTTTGAAGAAATGTCTATTGGGGCTGGTGTTTGGAATGGATTAGGATTAAAACGCACTACTACATCAACAGACGAAGAAGAAAATAAACGCTTTGAAATATTAAGAGGTGAATATATGGCTGGAAATAACAATCCAAAAGTAATAAGCGAATTAAGGAAATTAGTTGTAAAAATGATGAATGATGGAAGAATTAGAAAAAATCAAGGTGTAGAATTATTAATGGAACTATCAATATAATTTTCTAAGATTATATTATAATGAGAACTCTTATACTAAATAGTAGCAATGTTGTTGCTGGAACAAATAATTCTGTTTTTGAATTTCAGTTTGTTGGTGGTAATGTTAATCTAAAAAAAGGTCAAAAAGTAGCATTAGCATCTATTCAAATGTATTATTCCACTTTTAATATTACTTCCGCTTATGGAAACAATGTTTTTAACTATACTTGGGTTGATGGAACAGTTAATCAAGTTTTATTTCCTGATGGTTTCTATGATGCTGATGGAATTAATAATTATCTTCATTTTGTTATGCTTCAAAATAAACATTATTTAGTAGATGGTGCTGGTGATTATGTATGGTTTCTTACATTTTCAACAAATCCTACAAGATACGCTATTGAAGTCAATGCTTTTGGTATGTCGGTTGCTCTTGCTACTTCGAGCACTTGGACTTTACCTGCTGGTGCTACTTGGGTTATTCCTACTAACTTTATTGTTCCAGAATTGAATGTTTTAGCAAATAATTTTAGAAATGTTGTAGGATTTAATGCTGGTGATTATCCTACTGCTGTTATTGCTGGTTCTCCCCCAGCCCAAACTCAAACTCCAGCCTATACAAGCACTCAAACATTTTTATCCAGTTTTACTCCCCAAATAACTCCTTTTAGTAGTTTTGTAGTAAATTGTAGTTTAGTAAATAACGATTATGCTGTTCCAAACTCACTTATTTTTTCGTTTAGTCCTCAGGGAACATTTGGAGAGCAATTTACAGTTGCCCCAAATGAATATGTTTTTATTGATGTATTACCAGCCCAGTATAGTAGATTTAGAGTATTTTTTACAGACCAAAACAATAGACCAGTAGCATTTCAAGACCCAAGTATGATTATACAAATACTTATAAGTGAAGCAAATGACAATGTAAATCAATTACAAATTAGATAATTTTTTTTGTTATAATATAATATGTATATTCATCACTTAAGGAAAACTACAAGTGGTTCAGGTGGAAATATGTCCCATAAGTGTAGTTGCGGTGGTAAAGTTATGGCGAAACCCCATAGAAGAATTTTAGGAAACGGAATAAGTCCAGCGGTTTATGATACAGATTTAGGAGTTGTTAAACCAACCAAAGTTTTACAGAATGTAAGAATTAAGAAATCTGTTGTCCCAAAAAAGTATATTTCTTTTGAGTAATTAATTAGTAAGTTATAAAATTATTTTCTAATTAATATTTATAATGGATAGTATTGTCTTTGAAGAAAGCGTAAATACAGAAGTCTCGTCAAGCGAATTTGTTGATAAACAATGGCTCTATGTAAATGATAATAACAACGGCTCGTATAGTTCCCAAGTCGTTTTAGATACAACCCCCTTAGCAAATTCAGGCTCATATATCAACTGGAGTGAAGCCTTCATTTTAATGCCCCTTGTTCTTCAGTTTGAACGAGCATCAGGAACAGCGGCTATGAGTGCTACTGCTGCTATGGATTATTTAGGTGCTTTGAAATCAGGTTATTGGAATATGTTACACTCGATGTCAGTTGAATTCAATAACGGAAACATTATTCAGCAAGTTCCTTTTATGAATGTCTTTTGTTCTTTTAAGAATATTACATCTTGGTCTAAAAATGACATTACCAACTGGGGTGCTGTTTGCGGTTTTTGTCCTGATAGTTCTCGTTCTTGGGCTTATTTAGCGGCTGCTCCTGCTGCTGGTCTTGTTCTTGCTGGTTCAGGTTCAGGATTAAGTAATAACAGAAATGCTCCATATGTTTCTATTACTAATCTTGGAACAAGTTTTATAGCATATAATAACTTAACAAGAGCAACTCAGTCTTCTGTTGATGTAAGACAGGCTTGGAATGATGGTATGTTTGAAAGACAATCATATATTAACTACAATCCAGTTCTTAGTGCTGCTAATTCTTTCTCTGCTAATCAGGGTCTTTTAATGAGCGGTGCTAATTGCTCTCAAGTATTTAGGTCATTTGTTTCTGCTGCTGCTAATTTGAGATGGATTGCTATTGATGCTGTTATTCGTCTCAAAGATATTGCTGACTTTTTCCAGAAATGTCCTATGTTGAAAGGTTCTACTATGCGTCTTTACTTGAATACTAATCAGTGCTATTTCCAAGTTACTCAAACAAGTGCTATTTATGACGCTGCTGGTAATATAACCGCTCAACCAATTCTTTCCCTTACTGCGTCTCCAGTTATTCTTGGTGGGGGTGGAACTTGCCCTGTTATGTATGCTTCTGCTGGTTTGGGACAAGGTGCTGCTGCTCTTACTCCTCCTGCTCTTACTACTGCTACTACTGCTGTTGTCAATGTTGCTATTTCTATTGTTAGAACTCAGTTTTCTCAAATGGCTAATCAAAACTTAGCCTGTCCTTTTACATCGGTTCGTCTATACGCGCCAGCATATACGCTTTCGCCGTTGAGTGAGCAAAGGTTACTTTCCCTTACTCCAAGCAAAAGAGTTGTTTATAATGATATATTCCAGTTTTCATTTCCTAATCAGTCTGTTAATAGTCCCTTTAACATCTTAGTATCCAAT